AAGCTTTGTGTGCCAGAGTTTTTTCTCATCAACTACCGCAAGTATCGATCGATTGAGACTTGGATGATAGACTTCACACATTTTCTTATCGTCTTAGATGGTGTAAAGGTGGTTTTTTAGAATATTTGAAAGATAGTGACTGTTCTTGCTTGTACAAAACACGCAGGATGTTAAAATTTTGATAACGAGAGGCGGCTTTTCACTCTTGAACATACTGTATGTATAATAACTAATCATATAGTAGTAGTGGGTGTCAGCATTTTAATTGTTGCGGGCTTATTTTATGACATATCTTATTATTATATTTGTACTTTGTTCTGCCATGCATATTTTGGCTATAAAATATATGAGATGCAGAATTACGTCTCCGTTATCGCTAAGTCTATTCTCATGGTATTTTATGGCTTTTACTGGAATTATTTCCTATGATAGCTTTTATGATTTCAGAGTTGAAACATTTTACTGCTTGTTGATATGGATATCATTAACATCATTTTCTTATGCTGTATTCGAAATTGCACAACGAAACAAACCATTAAAATATAAAATCAAAGAAAAAAACAGGATATGCTCAAGATATTCATTGTTAGCGATACCCGCTTGCTTAATAACAGCTTATGAAATTTACAAGGTTGGTTCAAATGGTCCTGTTAATTTCTTGCTGAATCTTAGGCTTGCTAATATAGAAGATGACTATCAGTACCCGACGTTTATATTTATGCCATCTTTTTACCCGGTAATTATGGCAATGTTTGCATCTATATGTATATTCAAATCAAGGTGGATAGATAAGATTTCTGTTTGCACATGGGTTTTATTATTTGCAATTGGTACAATGGGTAAGTTTGCTGTTATTACACCAATAATGATGTTTGTTACCATATACGAATTAAAAAACGGCATAAGCATGAAGAAGATATTCATATATGCCCCAGTAGTTCTTGCGTGTATTATTATCATGCATTTTTATAGAATGTCTGATGATGACTCGGCGACGATAGCTTATATTTTTGGCACTTATATTTATTCACCTTTGATTGCATTTGGAACATTGATTGATTCCGGAATTAATTGGAGTGGTGACTACACCCTTAGATTTATTAATGCGATTAATTATAAGATTGGTATTTCTTCAGTAGAACCAGTAAAGACAATCCTTGATTACGTATATGTTCCATCACCAACAAATGTTTATTCTGTAATGCAGCCGTTCTATAGCGATATGGGTATTTATGGGGTTGCTTTTGGCGCTGTGATATATGGAGTGCTTTTGTCTGCAATATACTCGTCTGCAAAAGCAGGAAACCTTGTTATGCTTGGTCTTTATTCAGTTCTTAGTGTGAGTTTAATTACTCAATTCATGAGTGAAACCATAATAACCAATCTCTCTGGAAATATTAAACTATTGCTATGTATGTTTGTTGTGTTTAGATTTTTCACTAAAAAAATGAACGACAACAAAAATATTCACATGCAGACAAATTACAATCAGAAGGTATTTAAGCATTAATCAACCAAATGGTTAACCACCTCACCACGAGGTGGTTAAAGCGCAATAATAAAAAAGTAATATCAATTACATCTTTCTGTTTTATGGTGTGACCATTACATGCTTTTATATAAACAATTCTTCTTGGTTTATCATGTAAATTATGCAAAAGCACATTATTTCGTAGATATCAAATACTCACACCTGACGCTGCAGCATCAACCTCACACTAACTGAACGCACCCCACCTATCTCGTTATACCCAACCCCAACCAACTGTCCGTTGGCTTTATTGGTATAAGTAGCTGGTGGCGAGAAATCTAAATTTTCGTTAATACTTAAAGAGTAGGCGCTGGTAACCCATGCGTAGTTGGTGTCTGTACTAAAGAAAGGAACCGCTCCTTGGGTGTTGTAACTTGTAAGGTTAACGGTAGCTGGATACGACACATATACATTAGCACCTGCCTGTTGATTACCTTCAAATACCGCGGTATTTGACATGCTTTTTGTCCATGCAGAATCTACCGTTATCTTCGAGTACGACAACTGACATGATGCAGGGAAGAGTATGCAGCTAAACATGCTCAGATCTTCACAGCTAAGCTGTACTTCTATAGTGCTGTTTACTACAGATGCAAACTGCATATCAAATAGATTCTGTCCTGCACGTTGATTCGCGTGAGTCCCGCCGATAACATTGGACTTATCCCATACCAGATTCTGAACTACAGGGCTTGTAGTACCGGGAGCGTTGTAGACCATGTAACGGCAATCAAAATTGTTAGCGATAAAGGTGCAACCATTAAGATTAGCTCGCAGGGTAATTGCAGCACTATCAGTGATGTTAGCAGGAGCATAGAAACTGTTGCCTGTTACAAGCACTCGCTGGATATCTTGTACATTACTAGCCCCGCTATTGTCCGGGCCAATATCAATAAATGCCCCAAACGGAGCTGAGAACGCAGCCCGCTCACCAATACTTACGATGTTACCAGATACGATGACGTCATTAAGATGTCCAGAGACTGTAGCAGTTACGTCAGAGCCTAATATAACGAACTGGCCGTAAATGACCGCGATGTTGTTTTCAACCTGCATGTTGTAAGCATAAGAACCTGCACCAGCAGCCTCTGCTGCGTGCATAACTACATATGCGCCACGGCAGTATCCGTTTACAGTACTTCCGCGGTAGAAGGTATCATGTTGGTGCAACTCTACAGAGCACGCGATGTTACGCGCGAATGAACTAGACATACTGAAGTAGCAGGACTCAACTCCGCTGTAGGGGCAGTTGACGTACACTGTACTGTGGTCTGCATTGACACTGCTGTTCACTAAGTTGATAAAGCGGCACTTGCGCACGTAGCAGTTAGACCCGTACCCATTCCAGCCTAAGGTAATAGCCCAAGTAACGTCACCATTCTGGAAAGTAATACCTGTTACAGAACAATTGTAACTACGCCCAAAAGCAACACCATTACGTAGTTGACTGGATGCTCCAAACTCATAACCACCAAAGTCCACTACACCATGCCCATAAATATGGCAGTTCTCCAGATTACCAGAGCTTGCGGGATCGCCATTATCAAAGCCTACAAACACCTGAAATGGCTTAAGGTCAAAGAATGGAGAAAGATGAATTCTACCTTCAATATTTAGATTAACATTGCTGCGCAACTGAATAATTCCACTATGCCCTGCAATTCCTCCAACACCATAAGATCCAAGATACCACGTATAGCCTGCTGGAATGGTGATTGTTCCACCTCCATTAGACGATACATAATCAATTGCTGCTTGTAGATATTGGCGACTGTCAACGTTTGGTCCTGGCTGAATTACATTGCCGGATGGGTCACAATGAAAATCCCACAGGCTCACACGCTCATCCAGCACATCGCTTACCATTCTCATGGTCGACCCTGTATTCCTGCGATACTGATATCCTACGTGTCCAGCACCTTCTGGTGACTCTATAATTGCCCTGAACTGGTCAGGGTCATACTTAAGCACATTAGGAAAATAGAACTGCTGAGCACCATATGCATCATAAACAGCCATAGAATGGCCTTGCACGGTAACGAATTTGGCAATCTGTCCGTTATATACCGGATAACCAGCAGCGTTAATGATGATTGGTTGAGAAACAGGAACGTGAGAGCCGTCTTCGTTCTCTACATAAACCTGAATCCGGTTTTCAGGATTTACCGGATCAGTGTCAATTTTCCCGATATAAATTTTGCCATTGGCTACGGCTTTAAAAGAACGCGCCATAGTGAAGAGTTGCGAAGGCATGCTCACTACAACATTGGCATTTATTGAATCTGTCATTTTAATTTGCTCCAGATACAAGGAATCGCCGCAGCATGGCCACGGTGAATTTTGGGCATAAAAAAACCAGCCGAAGCTGGGTCGTTGCGTTGGTTATCTGTCAGTAGTTATGTACTGGCTGAAGGATTTGTACAAAAAACCACCTGACGGTGGGTTAATTTTTGCATTTACCTGGGACATATTGACTACTTATAAAATGAGATCAATATTTAATCGCCCAATAACGGGTGTATGTTGAGGTATATCATGGCGAAAAAACCAGGTGAAAACACGGGAAAAAACGGCGGTATATACCAATAAGTTGGCCCGCGCGGCGGTAAGAAAGACAATTTTGCCACCGTCAAGGACAACGAAAGGCTTCCGCCAACAACAAAGCCAGGTCATGGCTGGGTATTAGATAAGCGAACTCCAGACAGCAAAAAGTAATAATCAAGCCGGGTCACTCCGGCTTTTTGATATGTCGCTCGCAGAACTCAACAAGCCTGCTCATTAAGTAGCAGTAAGTCTCGTTGGCTCTTCCTGGTTCAACATCAACACCTACCCTTGAGCAGATATCGAATGCCATGTGAGCGCACTCATGGGCAATAGTAGATAGTTTGCCATTGAACACGCCTATCACATGCAAAACACCATTCTCGCTGCTCATTGTATGAGACGCTCCGTTGGCATCCGAGTCCTGCACGTCCACGCCAAGTTTTTGATGCAGGCGTTGCCATTCTGGAAAGTCTCTACAAAACACAATTGTACCGCTCTCAAAGAGCGGAACGAGCATCTTTGGTACGTTTCCAATGTTAACTTTTTTCATGGTATCCTGCGAAAAACTAAGGAGGTTGGTGTGTTTGAATGGTTTCTGTTGGCTGCATTAGTCGTTTCTGGTTTGGTGTATGAGTATCGAATGCACTCTCTAACAAAAAAAATAGGAATTCTAGAAAACGAATATTGTGCTCTCAAATCCTCACTGGAACGTGAGCAAGGGGACTTAAAAATCTCTCTGTCTAGCATTGAGCGTTCTATAGAGAGCTTAGAGGATAAGGTTGATCGTATAAAGAATGAGGATATTCATGATATTAAGGACGACATATCCTTCTTAAAATCTTGGTTGAAAAATGTTGGGAAAATTGCCACATCAACACGAGATAAGCTCAATCCATCCATGGATGACTAATTACTCCTGTGCCATTCCGCTTAGCGATGCCACAATCCCAGCCCTCGACAAACGCTGGAACTCTTCGTTTCCTAGTGCATCGCGTATTGCTTTTACGGCGGCCTTATTTGCCATAAATCTGCGTTCAGCCGCCGCTAATGAGCCATCACTTGCCCCAACCTTAACTGCCTTTGTTGCCTCTTGAACAGCCTTTTCAATAGCGTAACGACCGCTTCTGGTTGCGGATAATTTCGCTATCGATCCTTTTGCTATTGCATCAATTGCTCCACCTGCAGCGCCACCCACTATTGCTCCAATAACACCTCCTCCAGAGAACCCTGCGATAGCGCCAGCGGTTGGAAAAGCGCCAGACAATACGCTCTCTAAAACTGGATGAAGGCCCTTCTCAAGAGTGCTAATGGCTGGCATAGAGCGCCCTGTCTGTTCAACATATCGAAGTGGCTTTGTTGCTGCTCTTGCAAGTTCACCGTATGAACTTGCAATCCTGCCAAGTTCTGGAGAATATCGACTAATTGCCTTCACGTTTTGCGGGGTAAGAATAGTCGCGATATGCTTAATTCCAGCCCCTTCAGACTTACCTCCGCGCACCCCTTGCGATACCGTATCTTGCAATATTGATGCAATTGCTGGCGCGCGTTCCGACTCAGGTAGGGCGCTTATTATTTTATGAAACTGACCTGTTCCACTTTTTGCTGAGCCCTGTAACGCCTTAGAGCCATTAGTTACCAACTGATCAGTTGCAAGGTCTCTACCAAACGCTGCTTCAGCCTGTTCTTGTGCTGTAAATCTTGCCTTTGACAGATCATTAGCTTTTTGCCAGTCATCAAGAAAACCGCCATTTTGAGCCATTATGCGCATATCTTCCGTGGCTGCATCACGAAGCTCAGCCATGCGCCTTGCCGTATTTGCCTCACCAGACCTTATATACTTCTGCTCAGCGTCAGCAAGTTTACTTCGCCATGCCTTCATGGCATCAAACGTGATTCCATTTTTACCAGTTTTAGCATAAGCAGATGCGAATTGTTTCATCTCAGGAGTTAGCGGCATGCCAGCCAAAATATCACCCTGAATTGTAGCGTTCAGGTTTGACATTCTGGCCTTTGCGTCAGGCATCGTGGAGCGGACGCTATCCCATGCGGCCTTTTCTGAATTTTTCATTTTATCAATACTTGCCAAAACCCTTTGTTTTATGGCTGCACTTTTTTCTGATGCAGTTCCTGCTTCAGCCCCAAACTCATCCAATGCTGAGTTAAATTTCGACTCTATTTCACTGAATGCTTTGGTGTGTGCATCCTGTGTAATTCCGGGCTTTGACGCCAGAATCCCCTCCGCCTGAGCAAGACCACGACTACCTGATCTCATGCCAGGAGTTAATGCGTTGATATCTATTCCAGCAGTATCTGCTGCTTTTGCTATTTCGTCTGACACGTTAGCTGACTGTCTGGCAATAATCTCTCTTCCTGTACCAGACTTTGCCATTTTCGAAACATCATTAGCAGAATTCAGTGCTGCACCACCAAGAGCCTGTGAAACCCTTGGCGCAATAACGCGGCCGACACCTGAAAGAACGCCTTGAGCACCAATATTGATACCACCGTTAATGGCAGCATTTTGTGCAAAGTCTCCATCCTGATTTGCAGCATCAGCAAGAGAACCTGCAATCATGTTTCCTGCGGAACCGATATCTCCAGCGAGCTTTGCTGGCGCTCCAGCAGCTTTTGCCGCTGTGCCAATTGGCAGGAGATACCCACCAATTGTTTCACCGGCTTGCGCGTAAGGGTCTGTAGGTCGATCGACAGGACGATAAACATCATCCAAAATCTTGGGGCCACCAAGCCCCTGGCTGATTGCATTAATCAGACTTGCGCCACCCTGCAATACGTCAAATGGTATGTTTACCAGACCACGACCAGCCTGTTCTGCAATTTGCCCTGCACTTTGACCACCTGTGAGCCAATCGCCAGCTTGTTGCATCAATGATGGTTCTTCTTTCTGCTGCTGATGCGGAGGGTATGCTGCATAAAACTGATCTCTTGCTTCAGCCCATTTGTCACCAGCCTTAGGGGCAACAACCTCATCAAAATATTGCGCTTGAGCCTGTGCTTTCTGTTCTTCAGTTAACGCCTGATACTGTGGAGAAGCGACAACATCTTTCCATGCTTTAGCCATTAATCACCCCATAAAGACGAGAAACCGGACTTATTGCTGTCGCTTCCTGATTTTCGCTCACTAACATATGTGTCATAACCTGATGAACTATATCCCATTGATTCAGCCTCCCTTGCTGCAACCTTTTGAAATACAGAATATTGCGATCGGATTTCAGATAACTGTTTTCTGACGACCTCTTCAGGCTGTGTTATATCGAGTTTCGCGATAAGGTTTTCCAGTTTTTGTCCTTCAGCATTGGAGAGGCTACCCATACCTCGCATAGTCTGCACGTTCTGGACAAACGCACCCGACTTTAATTCTTCTATCGCATTACGGTTTGCAAGCCCTTCAGCACTTGTGAAGCCATCTATATTTCTTCCTTCGAAGCGACCGATACCTTCAAGCTCCTTCTTACCAAGCAAAGAATCTATTTTCTCTATCCCTCGCTCACCAGTAATCAACGCATTGTTGTAATTATTGTTGCCATCAAGCCATCTCTTAGCCTGAGACATTCTGGCTGACGTTGCAGCTTTACCGGTTAGCGGATCAATTCCCGTCGCTGCTATCTGTGAGTTAAGAGACAAAACATCCATATCCTGAAGTTGTCCTGCTCTTTCAAGGGCCGCCTGTGACTGCTTAAACACATACTTGTCGTGATTCAGTCTTGCCATTTGAGCCTTATAGGAAAGATCCTGCCCCCTAATAGCCCTCGCATTCGTCATGTCATTATTGCGAATGGTTTCGTTAATTCTTTGCTGCTCCTGCTGGCGACCAACCATCTTATCCTGAACAGCAAAAGCCTTTTCTGGCCCAAGTGCACCGAGAGACATAGTAGTCAGCATGTGTGATAGCTGCTCTGGATTCTGGATACCTGTCTGAATCATCCAGTCAGCATTCGCCCCCACGCGATTTAACCTGTCCTTGTTGTCAGTAATGAATTTACTGTAGGCTTCCGGTCCCTGGGAAAGAGCGACGTTAGCCCTCATGGCTAAATCGCCCATATCGTTGCGTTGCTGCTCATTAAGACCGGAAAACGCCTGTTGTGCCTGCGCAACAAACGCTGGATTTTCCTGGGCAAACTTAAATAGTCCAGATGGATCACCAGAAGCCCATGCATCAGCGTGAACCTTATTGAACGCACTAATAGCTTTCTGTTGCTGTTCCTGATTGTAAATATCAGCAACTCCAGCCAGACCACGTAACGCGGTCAGGCCAACGTTATTTACACCTGAGCGAGCCAGTTCATTGTTTTCGCGGATCAGACCAAGCGTTGCGTTAATGTCGCTTGCCTTTGGCGCATTCTCATTTTGCGTACCGATGCCAGCCAGAAAACCACCAGAATTAATACCCTGTTGCCACGTAGCCATGATTACCCCTTAAAACAACGAGCCAAGCAGACCAAGACCGCCGCCGATCGCAGCCCCCCACGGAGTTGATGAACCGATTAATTTCGCAAGTCCAGCCCCAGCAATAGCACCAGACGCACCTCCGCCAATAGCAGATTGCATTGCTGATGGTCTGTTGGCATTTGCCGCTGCAAGAGCCGCACTTTGCTGCGAAATCTGACTCATGTTGTTGGCATATGTTTGCCCGGCGTTTGCCTGCCCCTGAAGAGCGCCAAGACCGATATTTGCCAGATTCTGGTAGTTGTTCATCTGACCAGATAGCCATTGCTGACCAAGCGTTGGTGCGATTGTTGCTAACTGATTACTGGTTGCGGTGGAACCCAATCCACCTGTTGCTTCCGCTGCAGCCAGACTCTGATAGCGAGCCTGACCAGCAAGGTCTTTATACTGCTGAGAGTTGTAATACTGGTTAAGTGCCTGACCTTGCCCTTCCAGAGACGATAAGTTCTCGAGGCTGCCGACATACTTATCAGCCAGAGGAGTAAACGGCTTCAGGTTGTTCATGATGGTGTTGAACTGCTGATTTTGCAGGTCTGCTGCATACTTCTGAGCTTCTGCGGCATACTTTGCGCTTTTATCAGAGCTGCCACCTTTCCCGCCTTTTTCAGGGCACCAAGGTTCCTCGCCGCGCAGTTTTCTGCCCAGCTTAAATGCATATAACATGGCTATCTCCCGTGATTCAGGAAGTCGATTAGTTCTTCGCGTGTGGCGCTGTAAAACGTCACGTCATCCACGCCTTTGAAGTATTTCTTGATGGTTCCGACACGCTTAAGGCCAATCATTGCGCAGTACATCTGCCCGTGGCGGAATTTGCGCGCAGCGAACGATGTGACGCACTGAACGGTGGTGTTAGTCAGAATGTATCGCCAGAACGCCAGCCCAATTTCCTTGCTGAAGCCGCGAATCTCTGGCAGGTACATGGCGTGGCAATCGAATGTCAGCGGCTGAATCTCCTGATAGTAAACAATGCCGCCGAACTGTCCGTGCACGCTCACCTCAAAGTAACGGCATTCAGGTTTGTAGTCGTATCCATCGCCGTTGTTGCTCCCGGCGATGATGTCAGGGTGATTTCCTACTGCTTCGATCAGGTCGATGTTTCGCGTTGGTTTGAATGTAATCATCAGTCAATCAGCCCATGTAATCTAAGTGCTGTTTCAAGCGCCAGAATACGCTGCCGCGCCTGCTCCAAACCTGTAGCGAGAGCTGCGACTTCGGATTGTGTGTACGTAGTGCCGACCGTGTATGACTGGTTAGCGTTGAATGAGCCAAGAAGTGGTGTGCCTGTGGCTGCAGTCCATCCGGTCTGCCTTGCTCCAACGACCTGAATTCCATCAACTGAATATGATGTTTTTACATCCAGCGGTGACGCAAGAGACTGCGATTCGGTTACGGTTTTCGATACGTAATCACTCTTAATGTCAGATACATCGCTTTCTACGCCATCCAGTCTTTGGTCAACAGTGACCAGATGCGCCTGAATATCGATAACCTCATCCAGCAAGTAATCAACATCGCTACGCAGTACGACTATCTTCCCTTCGGCAGTTGTTAACCTGACCTCAAGGATATTTATCGCTTTTGTGTTTGCGGCGATTCTTGCATCGTGGTCAGCCAGTTCAACGTCCTGTTCATCGTTTTTTACCTGGGCATCGTAAGCGCCCTGACCAGCCTCGTTGGCCTTGTTAGCCACGTTACCAACATCAGTGCCCTGTGCGATAACGTAAAGCAGATACGACTGCGAGAAGATATTGCGTGGAAGGATTGATGTATCGAGCCGCGTCGCCTGGATGATTACTGGCTCATTGAGATTCGAATCAGCCATTACTCAATCCTTATCTGGCAGCCAGACAGAGTTACAGGTGACTTCGTGATAACGCGCAATTTGAAGCCAACATTTTTCCTGATGCGCCCGACTCGCTTCCACAAAACGCGTTTGTCGTAAACGAACGGTTCATTCTGCTCAATCATCTGCTCACGTCCGTAATTGATGCCGTCAGTGGTTGCAGAGAGAAAAAGGCGGTCAGCGTACTGCGCAACGCCAGTTGACGATTCAACTTCAAGGTCGAAAACTCTGGCGTTATCCGCTTTGAACAACGGAGTAAACAGCAGGTGTTCCTGTTGCTTGTCGTACTGGCTGCTGATATCGAACTGCAATTTCCCGGTCACGGATTCCAGCTTATCGCCGCACGTTATCTGATTGCCTTCGTAAATGAAGTCGATAGCGCGGTACACATCGTCATACAAGCCAGTTTTCAACACACACCATTGCGGACCATTGGCGCTTGAAGATGCGTCATATACTAGGACGTGGCGCGGCAGGTGGATAATCAGCAACTCATGAGCATCAAAGCGCAACGATTCCATCACGCCATCAGCCAGTTCATCAGCGGTGTAGGAGCGGAGGATTTTCTCAATGCTCGCGCTGGAGATTGGTGACACCTGACCGGAGCCGATGATATATACAGACGGCGCACCTGTTGCCGGATTGCTGATGAACGCATACGAATCAGCAAACGGCGTTTTGCAGTAAGTCCCGGCAATGCCTTTCTGCACCATCAGCGATGGCTGTGCGACATACAAAGCAGCACCAACGGTGGTTGCCCCCGTCAGGGAGAAATATTCAATCGTCGATGAACCAAAGCAGACGATGAAGTCTCGCCATGTTCCGATGCCGATGATGCCGTCAGGCTGAGACTCGGCACGATATTGTGCGCTGTATCGGTCAGGATGCGATTCGTCTTCAAGGTCAGTGATAAACCATGAATCAGTGCCGTCTTTTGACCACGCATAACGCCCGCGTAAGCGCGTAATGTCACGAACAGAACCTAACTCATACTGCGTGAATCCGCTGTCTGTAGGCCAGTTTGAGACTGTTTTAACCGTGCCATCATAACGATACTCGACCAGTTGGCCATTAACGCCTACAGCCTGAGATGTCCGACCATGCGCCATTGATACACGACCACTTCCGGCAACATCACCGACTTCACTTTCTCCTTTGTACAGCTTGCCACCACACACGCGATAAACAGCATTCTGCGCCATGTTGTACTCGACGCCGCGAGATACACCGTTCACGTCAGAACGTTTGGCAATGCCAGGGAATGAGCGAAGATATCCGCTGCTGTTCAGGATTTCTTTGGGTGTAGCCAGCATATTCACTGGCAGATAGTCGATATAGTCCGCGTTTCGAAAGTCTTTGCCGACACCTTTCATAAGCGGAAGTTGCTGAATAGGCATTTATTCACCTATGCGTTTGGGATATCGCCATCAATCAGAGGGAGATCGCCTGGATAATATCGGTCAGATGTGAACACGTCATATTTATTACCCTGTCCTACAGGAAAATCTCCACGTCGTCGTATTGAAGGAACAACCAGAGTGTCGGTCATCAAGGCATCATATGAGCGTTGGGCGTTACTGAGAACTTGCGGAGTTGGTTCAAGGCTGTAATCAGATAGCATTCTCAGCAATAACTGATAGCCTACTGCGTGTTTGTATTTTCTTGGAAGACCTGACTCATCATCTGGTAATGGCTGCTCATCTCCAGTTGCGAAAGCGTAACCAATATCGCCGGGGTTAATCATCCACTCGGACATCATATCTTCCAGATCATTTACACCATCTTCAATTGATTGCGGCTCAACATCAGTCAGCGATGCATTAGAAGCAATAGCAAACTTACGAAGCGCAAAAAGGACGATCTCACCCTTTGTCAGTACTGTTGCCATTGTCTGCCGCCTTACGACCTCGCTTACTGGTCGGTTTCAATTCATCAACTGAGGCAACAAAGCCCAACTTTTCGAAAAACTGGAAGTCTTTTTCTGCGATAACGGCCTGTACATGCCCAGATTCGTTATCTGCGGCAAGGAATACACTCATGCGATCCATATTGTTTCCTTAAAACATAAAAGGGGCGTAAGCCCCTTGTTATTACGGATTACCGAAGAACTGACCGCCCATGTGAGGGTTAAAGCACACATATGCAGGCAGTAAGTCAAAGCGCATTTTTTGCACGTTGGCATCGCCATCTGCGTATTTATGTACGCGGATTGAGAAACCTTCATATGTTGCAACAGCAGAATCAATACTGTGCAGTTTCGGCAGTGGGATAGAGCCAAGGCCACAGAAGAACTTGTTATAGAACAGGTTGGGCTTCATTGTCTGGCTAGCAGTGCCTACCACAGATACGGCATCGCCTGCCGCTACCTGACGACTTACAGAGTTGTACTGCGGGTTTGTAGTGTCATAAATCGGAACTCCAGAAAGCGTAACCGTCACATCGCCACTGCTGTCTGAATTAGCATCAGCAGTAACCGTTGCAGTGAAGCTAATTGGTGTGGCTCCGTTATACAACGCCTGTTTGGTCTGCTGTTGCAGCCAGTAGGTATTGGTGAATTTAACCTGATCACCAGCTTTCAGGAAACCTGTAACGCTGGTTGTCGCTCCGGTCAATGTTACAGTGAACTGGTATGAGTCTTTAACTGCGTTATAGGTAACAGTTGGCTGTGTTTTGACTGTCAGTGTTCCGCCAAATGCCCCCTGCGTACGAGAGGCAAGCCCATTAGACATCAGTGCGCGAATGCCGCCAAAATTGGTTGGGATCTGCGCATTCTCCCATGCAGTACGAACCAATTGATCTGAAGCGTGCAAACCAGTCTGCGCATCAGCAAGTCGCTGTGCAGACCATGGATCCATTACAGCATAGTTTTCACCTTCATTAACGCCGAGGTCTTTCAGGAAAGATGCCGTCTGCGCAACATCAGACCATTTGGTGATTGGAGTATTGGGGCTACCAAGTGACAACGCACCGTTATTCATCATGAAGTGAGCAAGCTCTGTTTCAAGGTCGGTAACGATTCGCTGGCGAACCGGCGCGAGAATTTCTTCCAGTTGGTTAAGCTTGATCGCTTCCTCCAGTTGCTGATATTCAACAGCAACAGTGATGTAGTTACCTACACGCCCCGTAGCTTTACCTGAGATCAGGTTGTTTTTATTTTGCCCCGAAATATCACCAGTGGGAGTACGGAGGGATGAGAATTGATGCGGACGTTTAAAGCTAACGCTATCGCCAGTGCTGGAGTTGATTTCACCTGCCAGCAACTGACGGTCTACGGTTTTCGCCAGAACTAAATCTGACATAAAACCCGGAAGGAATTTTTTCAGAACGATTTGACTGACGTTACTATCGAGATTGTTAGGCATTTATCTTTTCCTTATTCGATTTTTGCGCCGGGGCATAATTTGTTGAATTCGTCTTGTTTCGCATCAGCACCGCCACCACGTACTTCCGGCTCTGGCTTGATGGCTTTCTTTGGTTTTGGAGCAAGGCTTACCTGTTTGCTAATCTGCCCCAAGAGGAATGCTGCGCGAATTGGATCTGTCTCAGCGGCTACACGCTGGCGTAATTGCTGGCTCTTACCTAAGCCATAGGCGAGTAGTTCAGAGCCTTCGTCTGCACAGTGAATGATGATTTCCTGCTGAATTGGTGGTAGCTCACTAAGAACAATGGCCTCCATTTCCTGATAATCTTTCACAGGAAGTTTGGCTGCCCGTTGTTTATGCGCTTCTACCCTTTGCTGGAAACGCTGTTGGTATTCCTGTTGCTGACGTAGTTTTTGTTGCTGCTGCTGTTCGACACGGCCTTTTTTCTCATGCCAATCAGTCAATGCCTGTTCAAACGCCTGTTCGTCATAATCACACGACTCAAGAGTCGGTTTTGGTGGAATAGCGTCTGGTTGTGGTTGCTGATGTTCCGCAGGCTTGGCTAATGCTTCCTCAAGCTGGCGGCGCAACTCACGGTTTTCTTTCTGTGTTTCTTTGAAGCCTTTGCGAAGATCTTTCACCCATTGCGGTGCAGGTTGCCCGTCAATGTGATCATCATCGTCAGCGTTAAGCTGAATTTCTTCATCACCAATACGCAAGGCGTAATCTTCTGGTGTCTCTTCGGTTTTTTCAGGCTCAGTTGCCACCTCTTTACCGTTGTCATCCTGGCTTTCATTCTCAGGCTGTGACTCTGTTTGGATGATGGTTTCTTCTGCATTTTCCTGTGTTTCAGACAGGCCAATAACCTGACCGTCGATGATCAGTTCGTTTTCCATTGATTACTCCTGGTTAACTCGGCATTAAGTCTGCCGGAGACTGTGGTGGTGACTGGAATTGCTGTTGTTGTGACTCGGCGACATCTTTCAGAAGGCGTATTGCCTCCATCACTGCTTTGTCATCGATGTTTCTGGCTTGAGCCAGTTTATAGACAGTGTTTGCCTGACTCTCCATCGCATCCTGCTGGGCAGTAAATGCTTTGATTTGAGTTTGAGCAGTTTCGTTAGTTGCTTTTTGCGCTTCTGCCTGCGCTGCTACCATTTGCGCCTGAGCGAGAACCATTTCAGGATTTGGCTGGCTTTGTGCTGCCATTTGCGCCTGTTGAACAATCTGCTGCTCTTTCTCATTGCGTGGTTTTGCAATGCCAGATATCAGCAGTTGGTTTCGGTTGTACTCTTTGAAGTCATCAAGGCCTTCGCCATCGATATTGTCCAGAATAATACCCTGAATTGCCGGACGCATTGGGTCTGCTGGAAGCATAGAGCTAAGGACATTTGTCAGTACAGAAACCGTTGCATCACGTCGTGCTGTGTAGCTTGGTCCAACATCAACCGTCACATCGTATCGACCGACAGAAAGGTCATTTAACGCAACAACAGCCCCTGTTTGCCTGTCAACAACCTGTGCGCTCAGGACAGCGATATCATCACTTCCATCTTCGTTAACGATGCGCACTTCACGCTCTGAACCGTACACTTCACGAGCCATTGACAGCCATACTTCACCCGCGCGTTTAAGACTTTTCGCCATATTGTCCAGATAGATAAACGAAGCCATATCTGCTCTGTTCATCAAGTTGTTAACCGTTTCCTGAGCAATATTACTTGGCATCTGCTGCATGGCCTGACTGCCGCCTGTAACCTCCTGAATATCAGCACTGGTTTGCTGTAGTAATGCAGCCAATGCCTGATTCATAACCGCGGGCTGTGTATATCCTGCCGGGGTAGCTCCAGCGATGATGTTGCCATATTTATCTCTCACTTCGCGCAACGGCAAGAACGCTGGTCTTTTCTTGTTGCGAGCCTCCCAGTGCTTCTCAAGTCCACGAATTTGCTCCATGCCAACTATAGGGATCTGACCGGGGTCTTGTGCTGCAGTATCAGCCAGCATTGAAACCTGAAGGTTGTACAAACGCTGTGGATCCATTGCTTTTGCAATGTGCCCTTCGACACGCTCAATGTCATCAATGAACCAGCGTTTTCCATAAACCGGGATGAGGGGGATATGCTCACCAGGAATACGTCGAGGTTTCTCAAGGAAACCATCACCATCCACTACTGATACATACACACGACGGCGCTTCACTGAGCGCCTTGCAACTTCCTGAAATCCAGCTATTGCCAGTTCATCTTCAATATCTTCGACCTGATCACTGTCGTATGTTGCAATCTCTCCAGTGATTGGATGTCGATAACTGATAACATCAACAGACTCTTTACGAACTTCGTAATACTTCGCTATGTAAATAACATCTGCATCAAACCAGTCATATTCCCAACTGGTCATAGACGTTACGTCCAGAGAAGCAGGAGGTTTCTTTCCGTATTCAGCCTCATATTTTTCAGGTGACAACGAATACATGCAGAACGCCCACAACGCGTCAGATTTGTCGTATTTCTTAGCGTCAGGGTCAAACCACACAGAGCGCGACGGGTCGTATATCGGTTCAATAGCAATACGCTGACGATCGTCCATGGGGTCGTATTCATTGACCAGCATCGACGTCAAACGGAAGCAACCGAAACCACCAGTAGCAGCGTCGTCAAATGCATTATCGCAAGCCTCACCGCCATCAGTTTCTTCGTAGTCAGCACGGAACAGACCATTTAATTTATTGGCTAACTCTTCGCTTGCCTCTCTGTCACCAGGACGAAACTTAACGGTGATTCTGTTATTGCGGTATTCTGCAATGATGCGGTTAAGTTCAGTTGCTACCTTATTGATTTCAAACTTAGGATACTTCTCGAACTGCTCATCAAGCTTAGTTCCAGCCGCCGTTGCTCCTTCCCATTGACCTCCGGGGACACGAGCAAACCTCGTAGCTTCAATGCACTTTTCGCGCACTTCCTGCTGTGGAGAATAGGCGCGGTCAAACCTGAGCATGATCCGCTCATGTTTTTTCTCTAATGTCTCTGCCATGTTTACCAACCGGAGGATGAGGGAACGTATATTTCTGTTTCTTCGCGGGCCAATGCCGGGCAATGCATACACATCATCAGCGCATCAGCCAGGTTAGGAGATGGAATACCGAGCTTCTGCTTCATTTCGACCTTAGTCATTAGCTCCAGCTTCCCGTTGTTATTGAATTTGCGCTGAATCTGCGTCAGTTCTGCAAACAGCTTCTCCAGAATATTCTCGCCTATCGCTTCTTTGTCGAAACTCAGCATGTCGTCGGGGTCTGCATACTCACCGTGGACAACCGCCCGATATGTCAGATAAAGCCTGTCAGCCAGCGCGTAATAGAATTGCGCTCGCTTATTGCGGAACACATCACCAATAGTGCGAACGTTGTCACCCTGTACGACTTCATCAGCCCATGCTCCGGCCTGATACGGAGCATCTTCATCGAATGGCGATTCGCTGCCCTTGAACATCGTGGCGGTGATTTTCTTACCTGAGAACGCTTCCGTTGTCTGTCTGCGCAGCCCCGCACCAACACCATCACCATCCCACAAATAGTGGTCAGCGCCGTCTTCAATAGCCAGCGAAGTTGCCCAGTCAGCACCTTCATTGATGTCCATCAGCAGACCTTCGGCAATGCGCTTAACTACCGAACCGTGACGCGATGCATAACCTTTAGCATCTGGCCCTGTATCTGACGGGTCATGTGCAGAAACAACAGCGCCTTTCGCTTTCCATCCTAGTTTCTTGTGCGCATCGGTTGCGGCTTCAAGCCATTCACGTTTGATGATTGCCATATCACTTGCGCTCACTGGCTCACCAAGCCAGATGTGACGATACAGGGTCGGATTTCTGCGTTTACACTCTTCCATCTCCAGACGGAGAACTTCAGGAAAGTGCGGGTTGTCGGTGTAGTTCACCGTCAGCAGGCAAATATCATCTGGAGGATTTACGACGAATCGCTGATAGGTATCGTCGAGGATGTTTTTCGGGTTAAAGCTCACCCATATTTCGGAAAATGGCTTGCGGATGGTTGGTATCAGGATATCCCATGATTCCTTCGTTACCGCTTCCGCTTCCTCCACCCAGCAGATATCAATGCCTTCGAGCGATTTAATCTTCGTCGGGTTGTTTTTGATGCCGTAGAACATGAACTCAGCATTCGTTCCGAGATGACGAATCATTGAACGCTGAATTTCAAACTCAGCCGAATACCCTTCCCGCTCTATGGTGTCTTCAAGCAACCGAATTACCGAATCGCTGATACTGTTTTGCAGCTCACGAGCGCAAAGTATGCGCACAGGCTGCCGACGCGCCGCTTCAACAAGCAGCCTCGCAATTGCCCATGACTTACCGCTACCTCGACCGCCTTTGGCGACTTTGTAGCGATGCGCCTCAATGAACGGTTCAAAGATAGGATTAATCGAGGTCATTTTCCGAATAGAGTGCTCATCGGTGATGTTTCAATCTGGATTGCGCCGCCGTCCTTACCGACAAGCTCGTTAGTTACCTTGTCGCCATACTTACGGGGATTCATTCGGGCCAGCGCCCATTTGCGGGTATCAACGCGAAGTCTTGCCTTTGCCACCTCAGCAGCATCTGGAATCGCATTGTCAGCAATTTCGAATATCTCTTCGAAAATAGAATCAGCTCGCGCCTCAGTTGCCTTCGCGTACTTGTCGCGAAAATCCTCATGCTTTGCCAACCAGCGGAAAACAGTGGACTTATCCGGCATACCTGGGCGCTTGCATACTTTCAGCAAACTTTCGCCAGAAGAAAGCAACGAGCAGATATCGTCAGCCACCTCCGGCATATAATCAGAGGGGCGACCAGCTTTTGGTTCAGTCGCCATATTCATCTCACTTAATTGTCATTTCAGGTTGAGGACTCTTTCGCGCCTTCAATCAGTGACTGCTTCAGCAATTCGAGTGTACCAATCGCCTCGCATAAACTGATTTCACCATCGTAATCATGGATGACGCTTTCCAGCCGCTCGTATAGCTCTTGAGTAATTGGGAATTTCTTCTCCTTACCCAAATTGATTACGCGGCTCACATCATGCTCCGGTAGTGAACAGGTCTAACGCTTCCTTAGATTTACGCACCGCTTCGATGGTTCGGGTCGTGATATCTGAATTAGCGCCACCTGACTGGAAGTGAATTTTGAATAGCTCAAGCTTCAGCTCGTCAGTGCCAATGAACTGAAATGCTTCTTCTGCGGCTGCGTTCTGGTTCATGACCAGTTTGTAAATCTCTAACTGGAATTTCTGTTCTTCAGTCATGGGAATAATCTCTGCCATTGTTGGCTCCGTTTATCCGTTAAAAGGGATATCATTTAAGTTATCCCGTGTAGGGTATAAGCCATTGTCGAGACCACTCATTGAATGGCCTCTGCAATAACCGATGTCTTTCCATCAGTCCGCCACCACAAAGAATCTTTTTTGCCATAAGGCTGGAGGTTCATCTTTCAGTGGCTGCCAGTGTTATTTCCCCACTTACTGGCTTGGGTTGTTTCGCGGTACTGCCGTTAACTGGTGGCGCACAGATTGAGTTAAATCCGTTCTCGCATGATCCAGCTTTTACATACCCGGATTGTGGGGATGTAAATCACGGTTTCATTATCAAGCCCACCTGTAGATGGGCTTTGTAATGGCTACTTCGCTTTTGCTTCCGCTCGCTTACGCCGGCGCTCTTCTTTCCTCTCGGCTTTTGCCATGTCCATGAATGCCTGCATGATCGAGTTCCGCATCATGTAGCTAACAAAGTGATGATTGACACAGCCGTTGAGGCGCAGCTGCTCGCCAAACTCATCCACCGAGGCCAATGCTTCCATCATGCCCTTCTCGCCTTTCATGAACTCTGAGAAGTCGCGCCCCGCTCTGGAGGCGCATTCAATGACACGATCACTCATCCCGGAAGCCCGGGGATCGTAATCTGCAGCTGGTTAGCCAGGGAGTTAATCTCAGCGACCAACACTGGCTTCGTATAGCGCCATGCTGCCAGCCCTTGTCCGCAGAAGCTCGCCATGTCTTTCTTCTGGTCAAACTCATGACATTTCATGTTGAGCTGCGCACTTAAGCTGTTGCGATGCTGAAGTTCTCCAGTGAAGTAGTCATCGAGGACTTTATAGGCCGCGTACTTGAACCCGGGGTTTAACCAAGCCGCATAATCGTAAGCAACAAACTTCCCGCCATATGTTCCACCGTGTACACCGCGCTCAGTAAAAACCACAGATTCGTGGTTTTTCTCCAGCTCGGCTAAGAACTCTTTGGTCTGCTTGTTTCGCAGGTAGTGGTACGGAGATTCAGATTCACTTTTACCACTGGCTTTCCACATATCAGTGAGGCAGATCATTCCTGATTCATCAACACGGATCGGTGTATTAAAAAGCGTGATTGCTTTCATAGCGTCTTTACCTTTTAGAAAGTGAGCCTGTCTCACAGAAAAGCCGCCCGAGAGAGGTCGCCACCTATAACGGCATTTCTCAGGCTCGCTTACTGAAAGGCTCTCGTTAATATGCGCGTGAGATGCGCTGTGAAATTCAGATATAAAAAGCCCCGCGAATGCGAGGCTAAATCCTGGTATTTGTAATGAACTGGCTCTTATCTCAACGCAGCCCCTTACCGCGCGCCAGATGCTCAACTTCAAGCATCAGCAATGAGATGTTTAATCTGGATTCACTCCAGAAGTGATCACCACCCTGTCTACAGAGCCAGATGTGAAGGATGATGAGTAAAATTATCGCTATCATTGAAGGCATTGCGTCCTGATGTATTCCTGAAGCGTTCTCAGTGCTGTTTGGTCGCGGATAATTCCGTCCCGGATACCGAGAACGTTTCGTCCAGCAACTGGAGAGAGTTCGACGGTGGCATCATTGCCCATGCCGGAGGCGCTGGAGGTTTTGGCTGAGGCTGGCACAGGGCATTTTCCTTTGACGAGCACCCGGCCACCATTATCAAGCTTGCGCCGAAGAGCATCATTTTCAGCTTTCGCATCAGCTAACTCCTTCGTGTATTTAGCATCGAGTGCATCAGCATCAAGCTGGCGCTGTTGCATGTCAGTAATGGTGGCGTTCGCCAGCTTCAGTTCTCTGGTGTTTTTGTCGCGCTGCTCTTTGTAGGTAATGGCGTTATCACGGTAATGATTAACAGCCCATGACAGGCAAACGATGATGCAGATAACCAGAGCGGAGATAATCGCGGTGACCCTGCTCATACCTCAATCTCTCTGACCGTTCCGCCCGCTTCTTTGAATTTTGCAATCAGGCTGTCAGCCTTATGCTCGAACTGACCATAACCAGCTCCCGGCAATGAAGCCCAGATATTGCTGCAACGGTCGATTGCCTGACGGATATCACCGCGATCAATCATCGGCAAAGCGCCACGCTCCTTAATCTGCTGCAGCGCCACAGCGTCCTGGCTTTTCGGAGAGAAGTCTTTCAGTCCAAGCTGCTTACGGTATGCATCCCACCAACGGGAAAGAAGCTGGTAACGTCCGGCGGCTGTTGATTTGAGTTTGGGGTTTAGCGTGACAAGTTTGCGAGGGTGATCGGAGTAATCAGTGAATAGCTCTCCGCCAACAATGACGTCATAACCATGATTTCTGGTTTTCTGACGTCCATTATCTGTTCCCTCTGACCACGCCAGCATATCGAGGAACGCCTTGCGTTGATTATTGATTTCCACCATCTTCTACTCCGGCTTTTTTAGCAGCGAAGCGTTTGATAAGCGAACCAATCGAGTCAGTACCGATGTAGCCGATAAACACGCTCGTTATATAAGCGAGATTGCTACTTAGTCCGGCGAAGTCGAGAAGGTCACGAATGAACCAGGCGATAATGGCGCACATCGTTGCGTCGATTACTGTTTTTGTAAACGCACCGCCATTATATCTGCCGCGAAGGTACGCCATTGCAAACGCAAGGATTGCCCCGATGCCTTGTTCCTTTGCCGCGAGAATGGCGGCTAACAGGTCATTTTTTTCTGGCATCTTCATGTCTTACCCCCAGAAGGGGATCTGTTCAAATTAGGAATTATGGATATGGTCGCTTGAACAAATCCGGGTTACGGTTGATTTGTAACGGGTTTGTTCGTGACCGCATTCATGAGCAAATCAGGCGTGGATTGCGCCAACAATACATGCCGCTCATATCACGAAGCCCAGCCATTGATGCTGGGTTTTCTTTTTTAAAGCGCACTAGACAACCGTATCCACAGAGTGTCAGCAATGAGTTGGTTAGGTCTGGTTCTTGGTGGAAGTACGCTTTAAAAAATGGGCTGAGGGTTGTAGCCCAAAATACTGAGGGAATGGTAAGGATGAACAACGGTTTTGCTCTGGGTGGATTTGGCTGTGGTGGCCGGCGCTGATCTCCGGCTTGTATACAGGCACCTTGTTCTTCCGAAGCTCTCCTGCGCGCATCAGCCTGCGCATTCACCACACCGGAAAGAGCACTCAGTTGTACCGGCCAGTTGTGCCACTAAGAAATGCTTTCGCAGACCGTTAAGCTCTTTGCCAGTTCTTTAATGCTCTTACCTGTTGTGTGCCCATTATTAATCACACCGGGCCAGTGCGCCAGATTCGTTGATGAGGAACTGGAATACCTCACTGGTGTTTAGCGGTTAAGCTACGGCCAGATACATTTCTTCGTTTGCATTTATCTTTGTGATCAGTTTCTAAAAAACCGCAAAGTCGCTTACGAAAACCATCGGAAAGAACACATCTGTCTGCCGGGTCTCTGAATGATCTTCCAATCCAGCCCTATCAGTGCGTCGATATGCTCTTACCTGATAGCCTTCAATCTGGCTCAGGGCTCTCGCGTATGAGTGTCAACGTGTCGTGCAGCACGCATTAACTCGAAAGTCCTGACCGGATTGCAGAAATGAAAAAGCCCCGAGCTATTAACTCAGGGCTTTATTTAACGAGTGCATTTATCCATCGTTGGGTCAAATTTACCCAACTTTATTCAAAAAGTCAATATCATGCCGTAAAGATGTTGCCATCCGTGGCAATCATGCCGCTAACGTGTGACCGCACTCAAAATGTTGTCTGCGATTGACTCTTCTTTGTGGCATTGCACCACCAGAGCGTCATACAGCGGCTTAACAGTGCGTGACCAGGTGGGTTGAGTAAGGTTTGGGATTAGCATCGTTACAGCGCGATATGCTGCGCTTGCTGGCATCCTTGAATAGCCGACGCCTTTGCATCTTCCGCACTCTTTCTCGACAACTCTCCCCCACCATTCTGTTTTGGCAATATCAACGGCCCGGCCAGTACCGTGACAATCTCTGCATCTTGCGCCCGGCGTCGCGGCACTACGGCAATAATCCGCATAAGCGAATGTTGCGAGCACTTGCAGCACCTTTGCCTTAGTATTTCCTTCGAGCTTTGCCACACCACGGTATTTCCCCGATACCTTGTGTGCAAATTGCATCAGATAGTTGATAGCCTTTTGTTTGTCGTTCTGGCTGAGTTCGTGCTTACCACAGAATGCAGCCATTCCAAATCCGGCTTGTGATTGCGCCATCCCCATAGCAGCCATCACATCAGTACCGGAAAGAGAGTCAGAAGCCGTGGCCCGTGGTGAGTCGCTCATCATCGGGCTTTTTGGCGAATGAAATTTAGCTACGCTTTCGAGTCTCATCGTCTTCCCCTCTTGCCCTGTTTGACCATCAGGACGCCGTTAACTATTACGTGACGCTCGCCTTTGCTATCTCGGTTGTACTTGAGCACCGTTCCTCTTGCGCAGGAAAGCATCCTCGCCACTTCGGTCTGATTGCCTCGTGTCTGGATAAGAAGCTCTGGTATCGTTTGAATTGTGGCGTTCATGCGTTCTCCAGTTCGGTGATTTTTATTCCAAGCCGTCCGCCTGGTACTTTCACACCACGAATTACGCGAATGTCATCGAATTGCTCGTCGTCTTCCGCAAATCCGGCGTGGATAAGGGAATCGAGTAAACCTTTCAGGATGTTATCGAGGTCGCGGCGGCGGGAGTCTGGAACGTCTGCGATGACTTTGATGCGGAGTCGTGATTTGGTGAAAATGTCTAACTTGAGTTGGCGGATGATTTGCTGAACGTCTTTTCGGTATTTCTGGCCTTTATCGCTGATGTAGTATTGGCTTCCCCGTCTTCGCCAGTAGGTGTTCACCGACGGCGGGTATGGAAGCACAAACTGATATTCGTTCATGGCTTAATCTTCCCCTCCTTCAGCAGTATCGCCTGCGTCCTGATCACGCCTTCCAGGTGGTAAAGTCTGGCGTCTTTGTTGTCGAGGTTATGGGTGCGTCGGTCGATTTCCGCGTGGCAGTCACTACAAGCCCATGCACCGATCAGGTCGTCAGGCTTCATTCCAGTTCCGCAAATTCCAGCCATCCGGTAATGTGCCAGAACTGTAGTTTCAGGATTACCATTGCATACGCCGTAAATACGTACCTGGCATTCTCTGCCGCGCGCTTCTTTGCGTAGGTTAACCATTAAGCAGCCTCTCCGGTTACTTTCAGCATTCCGTTATCGAGCAGCTTTCTGGTCAGCCACTGTTGACCACGCCCGGTGATTTTTGTGGTGAACGATATCTGTATTCCGTGATTTGTGTTGACCGCTGTTTCTTTCACTGTGAAATAGCCGCGCTCCATATATTCCTGCATTGGCACATTGCGCCGGGAACCTGAAGCAATAAGGATTTTGTGATCGCGCATCCACGCAAACAGTTTGTTTGGACCAATTCCAACAACCTTTGCAAAGTTTCCAATCAAAATTCCGCTGGCCTCGCCAACGCGATCGGCAAACTCAACTTTAGGTGCGGCAATTGCGAGCTGGTTTTCCAGTTGCATTTTCTGCTCAGCAAGATCAGCAGCAAGGCGCAACGCTTCTGGTAGCGTTTTGGGGATATTAACCGCAGTTTCTTCAAGCTCTCGCCAGCGGTCAACAAGGCGAGCGGTGAACTCTGGCGACAACTGGGCAACAACGACAATACTGTCTCGCTTACCTTGTTCGCCCTCGAAGACGTAATGCTCGTACTGAACATTGAACCCTAAGTTATTGATTCTTTCGGAAACCTCAATTTGAGGAAGCCGGATAACACCATTTTTAGCCAGCGTTTCGATGGTACGTTTCACATTGTCATGACGCTTACCCACCAACTCAGCGATTTCAATGCTTGTCATTTTGATGGCATTGCCATTTATTAACTCATTCATCGTCTTCTTCCTCGTACATTGAGCTATTCGGATCGCTCATCAGTTCTGCGCAGCAGTGCTCACACACGTGAATTTCCAGCACATGCAGCTTCTGACCGCAGTTAGCGCACGTTAAAGCCCGCTCGACGCTTTCTTGTTCGTAACTTCGATTTGGGTCAATCACCTTGTTTTCCTCGCACGTTCTCTAAGCCACCGGATATCCCACAGGTGAGCCGTGTAGTTGAAGGTTTTTACGTCAGATTCTTTTGGGATTGGCTTGCGTTTATTTCTGGAGCGTTTCGTTGGAAGGTATTTGCAGTTTTCGCAGATGATGTCGGTGATACTTCGTCGCTGTCGCCTCATTCATACCTCCTGTCGGTAAATCTGACACCCTGACCAATAGCCCAGGCTGTTGTGTACTCGATCAGACTTGCCATACGCTTCACACTCATCTGCGCGCTGCTTTCGCGAATGTTGACGTATTCGCCTTCAAGCCCGGGCAAAACATCAGCTTCCTGCTTTGTTGCCACTGCATGACCGCTGATCAACAAAACCTTCCATTGCTCTGGTTTTAACCATTTGCCGCACCATTGAACCTGACAAGCGATATCCGCCAGCATCGCGTGAAATTTTGCGTTCTGGTCAAGGTTGCGCTTGTAGTCAGTAATGCGGATGGTGACTGGCTTGTCTTTATCGAGAGGAGTTTCGAGGATGGCGTTGATTGCGGCTTGCTGTTGTTGCTTACTTCGGAGGAAGATTGTTTGCTTCATCGTTACCTCAACTCACAAAACGCCACGCCACTTTTGCTACGACAACAGGCATAACACCGATAATCACCCAGACAAATGCAGCGCCAAACAACGTATACCATGGGTCTTTACCGTCATTCACAAGACGAATGTAGCTATGCAGAACAATAAAAAACGTCAGAAGAATCCATCCAACGCCAACGCATTTGAGTGCGACGAGCATAAACTCAGCCACGATTTACTCTCCCCCAAATAAAAAGGCCTGCGATTACCAGCAGGCCTGTTACAAGCTCAGTGATGTAGATGGTCATCAGAATCCTCCTTTCTTCTTGGATTGCGGTTCCTCGCGTTCACGGCGGCGCATTTCAGCGGACTGTTGGTCTGTGTCATAAATAGCGCCATTTGCCTGAATGCAATACACCGTGCCGGTATTGCCATGACGATTGAGACGAAGGATTAGTTCGGTTTCACCAGGTGGAACACTGTCATCAAAAGCACCTTCACGATGGATCCCCACCCAATAATCGCAATCCTGTTCAATCTGCCCTGTATCTCGTGAGTCACTTGGTAATGGGCGTTTATTGGTTCTGCTTTCCAATGCGCGGTTAAGCTGCGTCAGAAGCACAACAACGCAATCAAGCTCTTTGGCAAGGTTCTTCAGTCCTTTGGTGATCATGCCGTAAGCAAGGTCGTTGCGATCGGCCTTTTCAGCGGTCATTAGTGTCAGGTAATCGACCAGAATCATGCCAACACATCCTTTTTCTCGCTTGATTCGACGGCTTTCGCTGACGATTTGAGCCAGAGATAATCCCGGCGTGTCGTCGATGTAAAGCATGTCGATTTCACTCAAGCGATTGGCTGTTTCGATCGCCCTGTTGAAGTCACCATCGTAATCACCCTGATAGCCGTCATCAGCGTCATTTGTCGCCGGAAGGTAAAAAATATTCGGGTTAACACCAGACTTCTGCCCTACCAGTTTTTCCAGTATCTGGTCACCTGGCATTTCAAGGCTGAACATCAGAGCGGGCTTTTTCTCATGCACTGCGCAGTTGATTGCCATCTGGCTGTATAGCGTCGTTTTCCCCATCTTAGGGCGAGCGCCAATGACAAACAGAGAACCTTTCACCAGACCTTTCGGTGACAGCATCCTGTCCAGCGATGGGATCCCTGTGCTCATTCCTCGCTGTTCGCCTGACGGGTCAAATCGCTTCTCAAGGTCGCTAACCCAGTCTTCCATGACCTCACCAAATGAGCGAAGGCCGCGACGCGATCCGGTTTTTGCATGGTCTGTCAGTTGCGTGAAAATCGCCTGAATAGCTTCGTACTTCTGCGTTGCAGTCATTCCGTTGCGGGAATAGAGCAATTCCGTCGCTTCAGTCATGCGGTTGATGGCGTAGCGTTCCATTGCGGTTTCACGAACCTGCATTGCATAGGCAACGATGTTTGCGGCGCTCGGCGTGTTCTTTGCGATCTCAGCGATATAAGCAAAACCGCCAACAGACGCCGTTAACGATTTACGCTCCAGTTCATCGAAAAGCGTCAGGCCATCTACTGGCTTTTGCTCCCGGTGCATTCTGGTTATTTCTTCGAAAAGGATTTTGTGTGGTCGGCTGTAAAATGAATCGGGCTTCAGCATCGCCAGAACTTTCTGGACGCGCTCACTGCTGTCATCATCCAGAAGCAATCCACCAATCACCGCCTGCTCTGCCTCGATGCTATGGGGCGGCGCATAAAAATTATCGGTCATCGTGTTCACCCTCACGAACTTTCAGGTAGGTATTGTCGTTAAGCAGGAAATCAAATCCCTTTTTGTGCCAGACGGTTCCGCGTTGATGGTTTGGGCGTTCTTCGAACATCCATCGGCAATTTTCGCCTACGTAGATCAAATAATTTCTCCAGTCCTGCATCGTGAACCCATGCCCGTCAAGCTGGCGGGTTATCACTCCGGCTTTGCGCCAGAACGTTCGGATCTGGTTTTTACGCTTGTCATTCAGTGCGCGGATTTTTGGCGCTTCAGGAAGGATTTCGTGGTAAGCATCGACAACATCCTGACAGCTAACGGAAGGTTTTTTCTTGTCAGACTTTTTGTCTACTGTGGCACTCTCTAATACGTCAGTATTAGAGATAATATTATTATATTCTTTATCTGTGGTAATTTGCTGGTAATCTGCTGGTACAGTATTGCTTACAGGCATTGGTATTGCTGGCTTTGAGGTGGTAATTTGCTGGTAATCTGCTGGTACAAAATTTGACTGATAATCGTCATATTTCTCTACCGAGAAAACTGAGAATTTACCGTGTGAAACCCAGTCAATCATGCCGAGTTTTTTGAACTTTCTAAGCAGGTACTGAACGCGATCTGGTTTGAGTCCTGTTTCAAACGCCAGAGAGTTTCTACCGCCAAGTAGCTTCCCTCTGCCTACCAGAATTTCTCCTGCGTCAGTCATTACATACTCAGGCGTATGCTTTGCTTTGAGAATTAAGTGAACCCACAGATGCGCTGCTTCTGCGTCCTTGTAAAACGGCACATCCATAATTTTACGGTGCAGCAAGGCATACCCCTTACCGCTGCTTTGATGCGGTTGTTGTAGCCTTCTGGCCTCTCTGGCTTCGGCTAGATTAGATATGTTACTCATGACCTTTCTCCTTCTGCATCAGCTTCACTTTTTCCAACTCAGCCCGGAATCGACCAGGCTGCTTGAAGCTGGACAGGAAGCGATCACGTAGTATGTGTTTGTGAATTTTGTCCTGGTAAGGACTGAGTTGTTTTGTCATAATTACTCCCGTGGATTGATCCAGTCTTTCTACATTAGGCCTCGAAGAATTCGCCGTTCTTCGGGGCTTTTTCTTTTGTCAGCATTCTGGCTACTTTCTTAGCCAGTTCCGCCAACTCCTCGTCTTCAACACCCCACTCCAGCACAGCCAGAAGCATGGCCATCTTTGGGATAAAGCTGTCTTTCCATCGCGAAATTTGCGATTCATTGATCCCTAATGCATCAGCAACCTTTCGCTGACCACGTACAGCAATTCGATTTAGGATGTTGCTTGTAATTGCATTCGCTTTCTTGCGAGTACTTGTAAGTTGCATATGTAAGTATTTCCTTAACAAATAAGAAGTTATGCGCATCAACTTATGCGCGTTGTATTCCCGCATTTCGGCGGGAATGAGGACCATGACTGTTAAAGAGCGGTGTTACTATTTGTTTTTCTTGTTGCTTGGGAAAGGACGAACTTCCTCTCCAATCACACTGCCATCAGGCTTTACCGTAACCATGATGTTACGGCCTGCCAGAATGGCCTTGCTGATAGCGCACTGGATTACACCAAAGTCACTGGCTGCTTTAGCCTGTCCATGGATTTTGGCGTAATCGGCAAGTGTCATTCGAATCATATGCACTCTCCGTTATTAACCATGAACAAAGAATACTACAGGTATTCAAAGCAATCAATACTCAGGGTATTTTTAGTTTAAGTACCTTAGCTATTAGAATTAAGCTATGGAAAATAAAAAATCACTGACGACAGAACAGCTCGAAGACGCTAAGCGGCTTAAGGCTTTGTATGAGTCAAAAAAGAAAGAATTGGGAATAACCCAATACTCAATCGCTGATGAACTGGGTATCACCCAAGGAGCGGTAGGGCATTATCTTAATGGCAGAAACGCGCTAAACGTTGAGGTTGCATCTGGTTTTACACGATTGTTGCAAGTCTCTATTGCTGATTTTAGCCAGTCAATTGCTGCCAAGGTTGCAGAACAGGCAGAAAGCCTTAAGAGCGATGCCAACGTAAGGTATGCAGGGGAATACAGAGCAGGAAAGAGGTATCCGGTGTTAAGCAGTATCCAGGCTGGCTCGTGGTGTGAAGCATGCGAACCATACACCATTAAAGACATAGATGTTTGGCTTGAGTCTGACGCGCATATTCAAGGTAATGCGTTCTGGCTTAAAGTGGAAGGTGATTCAATGACGGCACCGGTTGGGTTAAGCATTCCAGAGGGAACATTCGTTCTTTTCGATACCGGAAGGGAGGCGATCAACGGCAGCTTGGTCATAGCAAAACTTTCTGACTCTAACGAAGCAACATTCAAGAAGCTGATAATCGACGGCGGAAATAAATACCTCAAGGGACTTAATCCTGCATGGCCTCTCGTGCCAATCAATGGAAACTGCAAGATTATAGGCGTTGCAATTGAGACAAAACTAAGGCTGGTTTGATCACGCAAGGGGCGATTATGGTTGGAACCGCTATAGCAAGCTTTTTTGGGATGTTGGCAATCTCGACAATTTACGTCTTAGCGCATGCTTTTATTGCGAAATCTCTATCAGAAAAAATAAGCCAGGCTTGGGCGCATAGATCAGCTCGTTTCATGATTCTTGTGATCATAGCAATACAAGGGATATCTGCATTTATCCTCTATGGATCAAGCTTATACCTATTGTATCAAGGCGCGACATTTACGCCTTACACCAGTGATTACGGAACTCTATACGATGGTAGTGAAGACATCACTGTGGCTTGGATCGTCTTTGGTTTATCTATGGCCGTGTCTGTTGTAGCAGACATCATTAAGGTAATTCTCGTCTTAACCTTCGCTGACTAACCCATAATCCCGGCAGCAATAGCTATCGGGATCCACTTCACATATCCCGCATAAAAATCACTGAACAAGCAGACAGCGAAAAAATAAATATCCTTTGTATTCATTTGTTTATCATTATTTCATCAAAAATAAATACCTTGGGTATTTACACAATAAAATACCTACAGTATTCTTTAGCCATCAGCAGGACGCTGGAAGCCAAACGGAACAGATTGGCAGGCTCTTTAACATTGATGGGATTGTCCCGCCGAAATGCGGGAACCAAAGAGTAGTTGGCTTTGGGGTGACGTGAAGTGCAGCTGCACGACGGCAACCTGAAGATAAGCACCCGGCGCGTCACCGCCAAAGTCAATCATCGGAGGTCAACATGACAGTAGTCATTACATATCTGGCTGACGATAACGCCAGAAATCGCCGCAGAGCACGCAGACAGGCTCAACGTGAACAGGCAATGCAAGAGCAGCGACTGGCGCGAAAAATTGCGCTAAAGCTCTCTGGTTGCGTCAGAGCAGATAAAGCAGCATCACTCGGAAGCATTCGCTGCAAGAAGGCAGAAGAATGCAGTGGAAGTATTTGCCTGCCAAACGTAGCCATTTACGCGGCAGGCTACCGGAAATCAAAACAACTGACGGCGAGGTAATTATGGGTCAGGAAGAAAAATATGAGCTTAAAAAGCTCATTGGAGAAGACGCCATAGAAGAAATTGCAGCATTAACAACAGCTATAAAGAATATTAGGTATGCGCTAAATACGCTTATCTCCTCATGCGACAAAAATAGCAGGGAATTTTTGATACTTGGCGCAGCTCTAGGAATAGTTGATGCGGCAACGCTTCACCTAATTACTCATGACGATATTCTTATTGAGCCGTATGAAACATTACTGCTTGTCAGGCAAAAAATGGCTGATGCCGCAGCAAATGGAGACCTTCAACTTTACATCGACTTAAGGAAAGTATTAAGGCGAATGGTCAAAACTGAAGGAGATATCCCCCTGACAAAGTAAGGGGGTGAAGAGGCCATTTCAGGAATAAAATTAATAATTTGTCAGCGGCGGTACATATACAGGCTTAGGGTCTGGCGCTCTATACATCCGGTATTCATTCTTACAGCGAGGACATGAATGCACAAAGAATCCATTAGATTTTATAGTAACCGTGCTTGGTTGAAGTATCGATATTTTATGTTCGCCGAAGCAATGTGCACAAAGGTTATGCTGCTGAATAGAATGATCGGAATGACTCTTAGGTCGATACACGACAGAACCACCTTCAGTTGTATGAAGTTCATAATTCTCAGCTTGCACAACAAACATCTTGATTTTTCTATTTTCATCTCGAAGCTTCATTGCGATCTCCTTCTCGGCCTGATAAAGGCCAGAGAGCTCCGCATTAAGCATCTGTAAGTCAGTTATTCTTTGGTGTAGATCACCAATAGCTTTAGCGATAACAGCATCGTCTCTGGTTTCTTTTATTGTCTTCAGCAGATCATAAGCCTGTTTCGCGGCAGTTATACCAGATAACACATCCATATAAATTACTCTCTTACTGTAGGGGTAAGAGGATTTTACTATTTTTCTCGCTGTAGGGGTACACGAGAACCACCGAGCCTGATGTGGTTAAAAGACAGGCATACGAATAAACACTGCACTGTGTATTCATTCCAATGAGTGAATACACGGAGCAATGTCGCTCGTAACTAAACAGGAGCCGACTTGTTCTGATTATTGGAAATCTTCTTTGCCCTCCAATGTGAGGGCCTTTTTATATGCATACCAATAACGCTTCACGAGAGGCGTTTTCCGTTATGTATAAATAAGGAGCACACCATGCAATATGCCATTGCAGGGTGGCCTGTTGCTGGCTGCCCTTCCGAATCTTTACTTGAACGAATCACCCGTAAATTACGTGACGGATGGAAACGACTCATCGACGTACTTAATCAGCCAGGAGTTCCCAAAAATGGATAAAACACTTATGGCTATCCAGACTAAATTCACTATCGCCACTTTTATTGGCGATGAAAAGATGTTTCGTGAGGCCATCGAAGCCTACAGAAAATGGAGGTCAAAATGATTCCGGTAGAACTGGCGAAAACTCCAGAATTAAGTCGATTAAAAAGAGAATATCACATTGCTGAGGCTCGTTACTGGCGTAAAGCGGGAGATAAATCAAAGAAACAACTTTGTTTATGGCAGGCTCAAAGAGAGCGCATGAATGAGCGCGAATTTCTTTCCGTCCCATCCGAATTACCATTCTGAGGCAAATTATGGGAACTGCGACATTAATACTCGGTGAATCTGGCACCGGAAAATCAACCAGCATGAGAAATATCAATCCAGAGGAAGCAATACTTATAAAACCAATAGGCAAGCCGCTACCTTTTAAATCAAAAGAATGGCTGGCATGGGATGCCAGAGCAAAAAAAGGAACCGTAGTTACCACTGACAAATGGGACGTAATAGTTGCCGTAATTAAGCGTGCTCACGAATACGGGAAAAGAATCGTTATTGTTGATGACTTCCAGTATGTGATGAGCAATGAGTTTATGCGCCGCTCAGAAGAAAAATCGTTTGATAAATTTACTGAGATAGGCCGCCACGCATGGGAGGTGATTAAGGCTGCACAGGATGCACCTGATGACCTGAGAGTCTATTTTCTTGCACACACCGAAGAAACCCCTATGGGGCGCGTGAAAATGAAAACTATCGGCAAAATGCTGGACGAGAAAATCACTGTCGAAGGCATGTTTACTATAGTTCTTCGCACCCTTACCCGTGATGACCAGTTCTTTTTCACCACAAAAAACAACGGTGCAGACACTGTTAAATCCCCAATGGGAATGTTTGACTCCAATGAGATTGATAACGATCTCTCTTTCGTCGATGCCACTGTTTGTGATTACTACGGCATCAATAATGTTCATCAAATTAAGGAAAACGCCGCATGAGCAACGTGATTTTTACTTATAACGAAGAAGCAGCACTGACCGCAGGGCAAGGTGGTTTTATTAACGAAACTGGCGCTCATATCATTACCATTACTGAAGCAGAACTAAAGCAATCAGAAAAAGGAGCCAAATTTATTGAGTTTTCTGGCGAATCCGACGACGGACGTAAAATCCAATATCTTAGCGTTTGTGTTCAGAAAAATGACGGAACGGAAAATAAATTTGGCGCAAATGTCGTCCACGCCATGATGGGGTGTGCCGGGATTGGACAATTAACGCAACATATGGTTTCCGCCAGTAAATTTGTTGCTCCTGAATTTCATGGAAAGAAAATCGGGTTAGTGCTCCAGAAAGTATTAACCACAAACAAAAAGACTGGCGCAGACAGCTACCAGATGGAAATACGCATCCCGTTTATTGCACAAACAGGTCAAACCCTTAAAGAAAAGGCGGTAGGCAAGCAACCAGAAACTATCGCCAACATGGTTGCCAGCCTCAAAGATAAAGACAATCGCTCTAAAAACGTAAGCCAGAATCATGCAGATGATTATGGTTACAGCCAGAACGATTACCCTCCTTTCTGATTACTGAAAATAAGGCTCCCATTATGCCAGCGCCTCTGTATGGTGCGGATGACCCACTCCGCTGTTCCGGCAATTCCGTATCGGAGGTGCTGGATAAATTCAGAAAAAACTACGATCGGATAATGTCGCTACCGCAGGAAACGAAAGAGGAAAAGGAATTTCGCCATTGTATATGGCTTGCAGAGAAAGAAGAACGCGAGCGAATTTACCAGACATCAATCCGACCATTCCGCAAAGCCACATATACCCACTTCCCTGAATATATCGACCCGCGCCTGCGTAATTACCACTCACGCTATGGCGCTATCAGTAATGACTGAGGAATTTACCATGAGAGGACTTGCATACAATCCCGGCATTCTTCCGGCAGAAATGATTATTCGCCAACGCGTAAAGCCAATGCCATCGAGAGAAGAATTGCTTAAGAGAAATTCTTTTCCATCAGTGAATCAAAACAAATATCTGAATGCTATGTGGCGGAGTGGGAAGAAATGAAACAAATGTCACTAATTGAGATGGATGGTTTTCTGAAAGGTAAATGCTTCCCACGAGATTTAAAGGTTAACGAAACAAACGCTGAATATCTGGTGCGTAAGTTCGGTGAACTTGAATCAAAACTGGAAACGGCGTTGCGGGAGTGTCGTTCTGCTGGAATCACGATTGATAACCTTGAGGCTAAATGCGCGAAGATGGCTGCTGAAAATACCTCGCTTAAGCAATCTGAGAAGGAATTTAATGACTTTTGTCGTGAGGAGTTTAGCGAATGGGAAGATGATGTTACTGAAACCCCAACTACCGACGCTTTCCTGGCTGAAGTACGGGCGCAGGGGGTAGAGATGTACGCAGATAACCTCGACAACGTAGCAGACGACGCAGAACGAGGTGGTTTTGATTATGCCGTTAAGTTTCTACGCAGTGAAGCGTCTAGTGTACGTTTGTTCGCCGACCAGCTTCGCAAAGGAGGCAGCCAGTGAGCAAGATTGACTATCAGGCACTGCGTGAAAAGGCAGAGAAAGCAACGAGTGGTGTGTGGTCGCTCGAATATGGAGAGGAGAGATTTGATGCTGATGATGCGCTAATTCATCGTGAAGTTGTTGGATATCTTCCCATTTGCAGAATTGAAGGAGCGCACCCAGAAAGCGGTTTCGATGAAGATTTCCAAATGGAACAGCAGGCCAATGCTGAATTCATCGCCGCAGCCAATCCTGCTACCGTCTTGGCGCTGCTGGATGAGCTGGAAAGAAAACAGCAATACATCAAACGCCGCGACCAGGAGAACGAGGAAATTGCGCTAACGGTAGGGAGGCTGCGCGTTGAGCTGGAAGGCAAAGACAGCAAAATAGCCAATCTTACCGCCGAACGCGATGCTCTTCGTGAAGGTGAGATGGGCGACGCTAGGCATAGCAACACACGGGCCGCAGCTGATATCTACTTCCAACTGGTCGAGGAGTGCGAAATTCCTGCTGGCGGTTCTCTGGTCGAGTACGTTGACGATATGCGCGAGAAGCTGGAAGCCGCAGAGAAGCGCATTGCAGAACTGGAGGATCGGGAAATACTGCTCCCAGAACGTAGCAGCATGCTTCATCGAACAGATTTTCACGATGATTACCAAACGGTAATGGCATACAAAGTTTCTGAAGTCATCGCTGCAATCCGCGCCGCTGGCATTCGCATCAAAGGAGAGTGAGATGGACGGACAAATATCAATCGTTCGACCAGGAGCATGTGACGATCGCGAAATACGAATAATTATTCGTCTGGCAATGGGGAAAGCAATAACTGCTCTCATTACCCCAGAAAATCTCGCATTAGCATTAACAGGAAAGTCAGACCTGCCAGTAGAGCTAAAGCTGCGAAATGTTGAGATTAAGGTGAAATAGCTATGACCACTATTACCAAAGAACGTATCGAATTATTCATTAAAAATCCGCTTGATAACGGGCTTACCCGTGGCGAACAAATGGAAGTGGCACGGATTGCACTGGCATCACTGGGAGCAGAACCTGTAAGCCAAACTTACAACTTGCCAGAATTAATCGAAGGCATGGAGGTTTCCATTGATGTAAGCACTTGTGATGCGGATTTAGGTAATCGCTATTTCGGTACCGTCACCGAGGCGTTAGAACTTGATACTGCCAAGAATGGTTACATCCTCCTGGTTCAGGACGCAGAGCCAAACTTCGATGTAAATGGCAACTCTCCGGTAACTCCGGATGGTTGGATAAGCTGTAGTGATCGAATGCCGGATACCAAAACAGCCGTTCTTGTTGCCGTGGAGTTTGACAGGAAAGGTGACTGGCGAATGAAATGGGCGACTTACATCCCGGGTCATCCTGACGCTAATGATGGGTGGATAATTCCTGGTGCGTCGTGGAAACCGTCACACTGGATGCCGCTACCAGAGCCTCCACTTTGAAAGCGAAGCTTATACATATCTTTTACATCAGCAATCTATTGTTAATCTCCAATCAATGTTACGTTGTCATCTCACTCATGCTTTGGAGGTAGTGATATGTCTTGTCCAAAATGCGGTTCTGGAAATATTGCAAAAGAAAAAACAATGCGTGGATGGTCTGGTGATTATGTGTGCTGCGATTGCGGATACAACGACTCTAAAGACGCATTTGGAGAGCGTGGTAAAAACGAGTTTGTTAAAATTAATAAAGAAAGCGAAGGCAACGAAAAAAGCTAATTTATTTATTCATATATGAAAACAATGTAACCAATATTCGAATTGAAGAACTGAAAGAACACCAAGCCGCCTGATGGCGGTTTTTTATTGCCTGATTTGCAGGTTCGATTCCCTATTCGGAGATAGCACTCATGCAACACGAACTACAGCCTGATTCACTGGTTGATTTGAAATTCATCATGGCCGATACTGGCTTCGGTAAAACCTTCATCTATGACCGGATTAAGTCCGGCGACCTGCCAAAAGCCAAAGTTATCCACGGTCGAGCAAGATGGTTATATCGTGACCATTGTGAATTCAAAAATAAGCTCTTAAGCCGCGCCAATGGGTAAAATAGCGGGTAAAATATTTCTCACATCTAAAAAACACCATTCCAATCAATCCCCTGCTGCTTCAAGTAGATGTCTGCAGGGGACACCATTTATCAGTTCGCTCCAATCCGTACCAGTCCGTAAAATCCCCTGAATATCAAGCCTTCCGTAGATTCGCAGTTCGTAATGGTTCGCGTCAGATCGTTGACAGCCGCACTCCATGACGGGTAAAAAGTGGATAAAATAATTTTACCCACCGGATTTTTACCCATGCTCACCGTTAAGCAGATTGAAGCAGCTAAGCCGAAAGAAAAACCATACCGCCTACTCGATAGTAATGGCCTGTACCTTTATGTCCCTGTATCAGGGAAAAAGGTATGGCAGCTTCGCTACAAGATTGACGGTAAGGAGAAAATCCTGACCGTAGGAAAATATCCGCTAATGACTTTGCAGGAGGCAAGAGATAAAGCATGGGCCGCGAGGAAAGACATCTCGGTTGGCATCGATCCGGTAAAGGCGAAAAAGGCTCCGTCTAACAACAATTCCTTTAGTGCGATTTACAAGGAATGGTACGAGCACAAGAAGCAAGTATGGTCAGTAGGGTATGCGACTGAACTTGCAAAAATGTTTGATGACGACATTTTACCTATCATCGGCGGCCTTGAAATTCAGGATATTGAGCCGATGCAACTGCTGGAAGTAATCCGCAGATTTGAAGATCGCGGTGCAATGGAGCGAGCCAACAAAGCACGCAGAAGATGCGGAGAGGTTTTCCGTTACGCTATTGTCACTGGAAGGGCTAAATATAACCCGGCACCTGACCTTGCAGACGCCATGAAAGGATACCGCAAGAAGAACTTCCCGTTTCTTCCAGCAGACCAGATCCCGGCATTCAACAAAGCACTTGCAACATTTTCAGGAAGTATCGTATCGCTCATTGCTACTAAAATTTTACGCTACACCGCCCTAAGAACGAAAGAGCTTCGTTCCATGCAATGGAAGAACGTCGATTTTGAAAACAGGATTATCACCATCGACGCCAGTGTGATGAAGGGACGCAAAATTCATGTGGTTCCTATGTCAGACCAGGTAGTTGAACTTCTCACTACGCTAAGCTCAATCACCAAACCAGTATCAGAGTTTGTTTTTGCCGGGCGCAACGATAAGAAAAAGCCAATCTGCGAGAACGCGGTATTACTTGTGATCAAACAAATCGGCTATGAGGGTCTGGAAAGCGGTCACGGATTCAGGCATGAATTCAGCACAATTATGAACGAGCACGAATGGCCTGCTGACGCTATTGAAGTGCAACTGGCACATGCCAACGGCGGATCTGTGCGTGGGATTTACAACCATGCTCAGTATCTCGATAAGCGCAGAGAAATGATGCAGTGGTGGGCGGACTGGCTTGATGAAAAGGTAGAGTGATCCACCTTAACCACTATCTGATAGAAACAAAACCTTGCAATCCAGTGCA